AACGTCGTGACGAATAATCTCCAGCCGTGGGTTGTTCCACCAAGATTTGAGATTATCCTTTCGACCCGTTAGATAGTTATCGATGCAAATAACCTCCTGTCCCGCTTCCAACAGTCGATCAATAAGATGCGATCCGACGAATCCGGCTCCTCCTGTAACTAAGTTGCGGGTTTTTCGGGAGGACATTCTTCAGCTTGTTTTGTCCTAATATAATGCTACTATTTCGAGTCTTCTGCGTATCATGCCCTTCTACAGCGCATATACCGCAAGTGGTTATTTAGTAAATACGTTAAAAAATGTTTTAGATGCCGGCAATATCAGCTCTTTTAAATTGAGCAAGATGACGGAATTATCTCCGACTACAACGCGGAAGATTTACACCGACAATCGATACATCCCCTCACCTGACGTGCTGGAGAGAATCTGTGTCTGTTTAAGTGTACAGCCGGGGGATTTGCTTAAAATATTGCCTACAATAGAACCATCGGTAGCTGTAGGTTCAGGTGTTTTCTCCGGCTGATTACGAACTAGCTGCCCGAATCCTCGGGCTGCCGGTTCCATCCACCCCTGCAGAAAAAGCCGCTGCGGCTCCCATGACCGCCGTGGTGCTTCGGGAGTATTTCCGAGCCGCACCTCCCATGCCTCAACAGCGGGGAGAGGGGATTAATACAGGAGCAACAGCATCCTTAAATGGATATCCTGACACCACAGCTCCGATGGTTAAAGTCCAGCTTGGTCGTCGACTGCAAGCTGGCATCACTAATGAAGCGGACACTCGTGAAATCGAAGAGCTGCTCATGGCGCTCTTAGGTAATCCTGAGGTTGTTCGGATGCTCTCGATGGCGCTTGATAATGTCGACGAACGCAGCGTGGAGTATGGCGAATATTTAAGTAAGCAAGCTCCTCTGGCTTACGATCTCCCTAACTATTCTGGGAACTATTCGGTTCTGAACGCACCTAATAACAACAGTATTCCTCCTAGCCGTAAGTATTTCGAGATCGGCTGATGGACGCACAAATTCAAAAACTTAAAGAGTTGGATGTTCGTGAGGGTTTTGAAGGACAAAACCCCAATAAATTTTTAGCGCTTTATTTAGTATCTAATTTTCCCCAGACAATTGCACACCCTAGTAAAGAACAAAAAGAACAACTAGCGCGGGGTCAAACGCCTGCGCAGCCTGTAAACTATATGAAGAAACCTTCGAGCGGTATTTCGTTCGATAACCCTGCAGCTCGATAAGTATGGCTATTCCTGCAGCAGCTGCTAATGCCGTCGGCAAAACAGGACTGCCTGGCCGAATTCTTGATGAATTAATTGCCGGAGGCTTGATTACCGGTGCCGGGGCTATTGCTTCCCGTTTTGTTGGAGGGGCCGCTCCTCAATCTGCATCTTTAGGAACTCCTACGCCTACCACCGGTAAGGGTGCTGGTTTCTTTAGGTCTGCAGCTGATTATGCGGACTATGTACGACAGTACCAGCAAGAGGCATACAATCGGGCTCTTGCCGGAATGATTCCCGGCGTGGGCGAAAGTTTCGTAGAGAAACTTCCCCCTCTTCTTAGTCCAGAGGAATTTTTTGATCTTCAGTACACTCAAGCTGAAAGTGCTGCAGAAGGTCTTGCCCAGCGTGAACGAGCACTAGAAGCTTTAAAAGGTGAACTGGGTATTGAAAAAGTCAAAGCGGAGAAGTTAGGCGATATTGAACGAGAAAAAGTTGCTCGTCAGTATGGTCTAGCTCAAGGTGTGTTAGAGAGCACTATCTCTAACATTCTCGCTCAGCCCAACTTAACGGGCAGCGCTGTTCTTACTGAAGTCGCGAGGGCTGTCTGATGGCTATCAATTTTCCTGCTTTAACTCGCCTCCAGGCTCTAGCTAAATCACAAAAATTTAAAGATATCGTCGCAGCAGGCAGCGGGGCTGCTGTGGGAGCCACCGTGGGCATCATGGGCAACTCTGCGATGAGCCCTACAAAAAGCGATAAGAATAATCAGGGTAACTTAAGTGGTACAGATGGTTCTCCTGCAGCACCTTCTGCTCCACTCCCTTCGCCGGCAGGTCTCACATCGCCTACACCCAGTGAAATTAAAACTGAGGTGGAAACTCCTTCTCTGAAAGGAGCTGGTGAAAGCGACTACATGAAAGATATCGAAGATTTACTTGGACGGCTCGATCCGATTCAAGCTAAAGCTTTAGAGCGAAACGTCGCTGCTCAAATCGCCCTTACTCGCGAATCCGAACGAGCTGCATTAACTAAGTCTCGTGAACTTAGTGCTCGTCAGATTGAACTCGAAAATATCCGAGCTTGGCGTGGGATTACGGAAGCTCAGATCAATCGAGAAACTCAGATGGCGTTGAGCTTAGCTGATATTGCTTATCGCGCCACGCAGGCTAATCCTGCGACCTTAGCCGGACTCGCTCCTCTCGCCCGAGTTGGCGCTGAGTCTTTTAAATAGGAGGATTTAGTCATGCTTTTAGCCCCTATTGCTGCTGCAGCCGCCACCGGATTTGGATCTGCTGCGGGCAGTAGTCTGTTTAGCGGTATCTTTGGGGGCGGCCAGCAGGCACCTAGTTCTGTTACTAACTGGACGGCAGTATTACCAGCGTATGCCGCTCAGATGGGTGCGCTGCAGAGTCAGATCACTACAGCTCAACAGGGTGCAGCTCTTGCTCAAGGTGCTGAGGTTGGTGCACTCGGTGCCCAAGCTAAGGTTCTCGGGGAATCTGGACTCGCTGGTTATCAGAAAAAGCTGGCTGAAGGGGCCGCTGCCCGTGGGCTTGAAACCGGTATTGCTGCTCAGTATGCCGAACTAACCACTGGCTTAGAGGGTAAAACCGGCGAGGCTAAACTCGCTTTATCCCTGACTCCCACCGAGACTGAACGAGCCCTTACGGAAACTTACGGAAAAGCAGTAAGTGAAATCGGTAAGGAAACCGCCGGTCAGTTGGGTCAGCTTGGAACTCAGACCGTAGCCGGTGGAGCCACCATTCTTGGCCAGGGGACTGCAGGTGCTGCTAAAGCTCTTGATTCCGCATCGCTAGGACAACTTTATGGAAAAATTACTGAGGGTGTTTTAGAAGGCGGCAAGTCCAGTCTCGCCGGTCAGAATCAAGCTGTGGCCAATATTCTGTCTTCTAACTTGAGGATCGCTGAGCAACAGGAAGCTTCTCGCAACCGTATTGCTGAGCAAATGGCGAATGTTGAAGGTCAGTTAGCTCTGAAGCGTTTCGGTCGCGGAGCTGCTCTTGCTGGTAAAGCTGCTGTCGCATGATTAAAACAGCAATTGGAGAAAGTAAGACAGTTGCTGATTGGCTCGGCAAACTGTCCAAGTCTGAGCACGATGCTTTTATTTATTACGCCAAAAATTCCACGAGCGACGTGGAAGCGTTTCTTTATGCGCGTTTTTTAAATCCTGGCTTTAACGGAAGCATCGCGGATTTAACAGCCTGGATTCAGGAACGATATCCAAAGGAAGATTTAAGGAAGGTCCTACTTTTTGAGATCGACGATATTCGTCGAGACATTAAGAATGTCCGTGATATGACAATCACGGGAATGCTCGATCATGCGACTGCCGCAACAAAGATCGCGGTGCTTGAGAAGGAGCTTAGGTCTCACATTCAAGCGGTACGGTCTATTAACGACGGTGTTGATCGCCGTGGGCTATTGCTTGCTGGCGCTGATCGGTGTATCCGTGAGTTTATTCAAGCGTTTGAAGATCAGCCCACCATCTCTGATTTAATCAGGGATTCGTCAGAGATGGTTTGGGCTGCTATCGAACGCGAAGAATCTAATTAACGATATTCGTCATACGGCTCATAACCCTGTCTAAGGGCAGCCGCATGATGCCCATGAAAGCATCGTTAACCCCTACGGATAGTACAACTTCATTATTTTCTACCAAGCAGCCAAAAGGTAGAATCGTTGCTGGTTGTCTGGACACGGGGTTTCCGTAGAGATCTGTCCACCAAATAAGTTGATCTGCGAGTGAGCCATACAGTAGTGGCTTCTCACACATTCGATTCAATTTGAATGTTTTTTTATCGAGTGTGAATGCGCTGGTGTAATACTTCAGATATACGTTTCCACTAGGATCGCGTTCTCCATTTTTCCAGTGGTAAAACACAAGATACTCATCCCCGATGTCCACAGGGGCTGTGGAACAAAAAGTCGGATTATCCTGAGTTGCAACTTTTAGCAGGCTTGAATCAACTTTGATTGTTTCGCCAGTTTCCCTGAGAATTCGCAGAGGAAAAATAGAATATAAGATATGTAGTTCTTTATTGTGTGTGAAGAAACACCAGTTTTTTTCACACGCTTTTTTGTCTCTGTTATTTTCTAAATTAGGGACAAGCGTATCAACAAGATTGGCGTAGTCATCTATGCGGCCAACGATAACTTTTGAGTTATCAAATAGATGGTTGCCATTCTTTGCGTACGTGGAGGCGTACGTGGAAGCTACAAATTGAAGGTAAAGTCCACCAGCGGTATCCTCAAAAAAGCGAGGATCTTCATAGCTGCAGCGATGCGCTGTCTTACGTGCGTTTTTAGTGCCAATTACAGTTTCATCATCAGCCAGTTGTCCGATTTGAATTGTTGTCGGCTTGTTATTTAAATAGAAATAGCGGTTATCCCACCGGAAACAAAAAGGTTCGGGTTGGGCACGCCACGCGATCCAAGTCTTATCCCCCTCTTTGTGCAGCGTGGGGTTGAAGTTAAAGCAGATATTTGGATCCAGTCCTTTAGTGATTCGACTGAACGTTCCGCCTAATTCTTCCGCTTGTTCATATACCGTTAGATCGAGCGTGCTCCTAGTTTTAACAGGGTGCAGGCAGTGTGAGTACTTGTGGAAGTAACGGATGCTCATTTGACACCTCCCAGATGTTCGATGGCTGCGTTAAATCCTTCAGCCACGGTCTCCCAGTCGTAGGTTGATTTCTTGGTTTCTTCGTAACATTTTTGCGCTACTTCGTTGTAAATCTTCTGGCTGCTTGCCAGAGTCATCATCAGTTCGGCAGCGTGCGGAACAGAAATAAGTCCTCTTTCGACGCTTAAGTCTTTATCCACGTACCACTCAGCTACGTCGATCAACAGAGCTTTATCTGCCCAAATATCTTTACATGCGGTGTGGTTTGGAACGATCTGCGGCTTACAGCAACTTGCGTGTTCAAACGACACAAGCCCCCAACCCTCTCCGTCTGAAGTGTTAATACCGATATCTGACGCGTTGTAGATCATGTTTAAAACGCTGTCATCTGGTGCGCGTAGATAGTTGATGTCGGTCGAGGTCATCATTAATCGCCGCGTGGCATCTAAACCAGCTCGCTTCATTTCACGCTGGAAGAGAGCGATAACATCCCAACCCATATCCTTCTGCCCCATGTGCAGGTACAGCATCGCTTCTTTTTTCTTGGCGGCGAACTGCACAAATGCTTTGATCGTCAGATCAATTCGTTTTCTAGGTTGATTCCTATTTCCGTTAAAGACGATAAATGCGTCTTGAGGCAGACCGAGAGCTGCCCGAGCCTGCTGTTTATCCATCGGGGAGAAGCGATTCCGATCAACTCCGTGGGGGATAACACCTAAGGCTTTAGTTTGGATTCCTTGAGCAATCAGGCGTTTCGCAGAGTCAACCGTAAATGTGACTGCAAAATCCCACGAGGGGATGTTGGCCAACATCGAATCGTCGTAATACTCAGAGTCAACAGGGAAGTACGCGATAAATTTAAATTTTTTGGTTTCTTTCAGGAAGTGGATACGTTCCCAGACTTGATTAAGAATCCAGATGTCATTTAGAGCGATAACGTAATCAGGATCTTCTTTGTTGATAATCTCCGGCAATCGCGCTAATCCAAAGCGATCTTGCTGGTTGATCGTTCCCGCTGGATAAATCTTGTAAGGGTACTCGTGCGGGTCGCCGTCATAGTTAATGCCAACAACGACGATTTCGTGGACTTTATGCAGATGCTCTAAGATACTGTGTGTTACACGGCCAAATCCAGTGTTAGACACTGCATCTCCATACCACAGAATTTTTGCCATGTGAGAGTTTTTAGGCTTTAATTGTGTCAGTATACCGTCAGTATCCGCGAAATAATCATGCCCAGCCGCGCTAGTTTTGCATATCGTCGTACAGCTCAGTTACGTGCAACTAAAGCTGCGTTAGTAGAGACGCAACAGGAAGACACTATTTACACTAAAGCGGCTAACGACTTCCAAGTTTTCTGTACGCTTTTAGATAAAGCCCCAGCAGCACATATGCTGCAGTGGTACGATCACCTAATAACTCACGAGAGTAATAAGTACCTTCTAGACATTGCTGGTCCCAACCTGGATATTTTGGCTCCACGGGGTTCGGCTAAATCGACCGTACTCAACATGTTTACCGCTTGGTGTATCGGTAAACATACGGCGGCTAAACGGCCCCTTCAGATTATTTATGTGAGTTATAACATTGCTACAGCTATTCCTAAGTCACGTATTATTAGACAGATCGTAGAATCTTCCGAATTTAAAAAAGTGTTCCCGACTTGCCGCCTTCGGCAAGGTATGCAATCCGATGTCGGTTGGTCGGTGGATTTTGATTATGCCGGTATTCCTCGGTTAGGTGATGAAGAATTCACCCTTCGTGCAGCAGGTCTTCGAGGAAGTATTACATCTAAACGCGCCCACCTAGTGCTGGTGGATGACCCTATTAAATCGAGTGCAGATATTAAGAACCCTGCCATTCGAGAGGAAATGGCAAGTAACTGGTCCTCGGTTATCAGCCCGATTATTTTTGAAGGTGGTCGCGCTATCTGCTTAGGAACTCGATTTCATCCACTTGATATTCATAAAACAACTTTTGTTCCTGAGAAAAATTGGGTTCAGGTTCAGCAGGAAGCTATTACGTATAACGACAAAGGTGAACCAGTTAGTTATTGGCCTTCCCAGTGGTCTGTTGACTATCTGATGCAGCAAAAAGAGCTGGATCCTGTTGCTTTTGCATTCCAGTATCAGCAGCAGCCAGTCATGACGAGCGATCTGATTGTGTCTCCAGATCTGCTGGTAAAAGGCGAAGTCGTTACTGAGTTCGATAGTTTGGCCGTGGGAATGGATCTGAGCGCCAGTGCTAACGAGACATCGGATTACACAGCTTTTGTTTTAGGGGGTCGACGCGGCGACAAGTACTACATCATCGATGCTCACCAATGTCGGTCTATCGGCAACCTTGAGAAAATTGATTTGCTGTGCGATATGCTTGTCGAGTGGGGCATTTTGGTGCATGAACACGATCAATATTTACCCACTTATTCCACGATCACCCTGGTTGTGGAATCTGTCGCGTACCAAGCTTCCTTGGCAGCTGATCTTAAACAAGTTCTTATTCTGGATCGAGGATTAGGTAACTTAAATATTCACCAAGTTAAAGGATTCCGAGGAGATAAGATTGCACGATTTAGGGGAACGTTAGGTGTTCTAGAAAACAAAAATTTAGTCTTTAATAAATACAGAAAATTTGACGCTTTATTCGATCAGATCATTAACGTAGGGGCAACGGCTCATGACGATTTATTGGATGCCTACACGCATCTGATTCATTTTCTTCAGCGCCGTGGGAATTTTCAGCTTGAGTATTGATCATGAGGATCAATGTTTATATCACTGCGCATAATCCTTTAAATAGGGTCCATAGTTTACGTAAACTTCTCCTTCAATATTTAAAATTTCCCGCAGACGTGCGGGTGTATTTAACCGTCAACAAAGAAGCGGAAGATGACATTAACGAAGTTCAATATAGTTTGTCCGACATTCCGCTACACAGAACTTTTTTGTGTGCCACGGCGCCTGACTTAGGTTTTGCTCTTCCGTGGACAAATACAGAAGTATTTAAAGAGCACGTTAATAATAACGATGCTGACTTCTACATATATCAGGAGGATGATATTGTATTAACTGTAGATAACTTTAAGTATTTTATTGAGTGGGAAAATAAACTGAAACCCCTCAATTTAGAGCCTGGCTTTATACGCTATGAATTAGTTGAGAATAAATACATACCTTTTGATAATTACCATCAATGGTCATTTACTCGCCCAACACCGGAGGCTTTAACTACAGGCAGTTTTCAAACGCGCTGTATTTTAATAGAAAATCATGAAGCTCACTGTTTAGCTCAATTTGGTAATCCTTATTACGGTGCGTCTATATTAAGTCAGATTAATGCTGAGCAATATATAAAATCTGACAGTTTCGATGTTGATCTTAGTTATTTAAAAAGTGGATTTCGGGATTGGCCTATAGCTGATCGCCGTTCAATGGGTTTGTGTTTCGAGAATTTAAATCCTGATCAAGACCATCGACGGTGTGTTCCAGTCGCTAAAAGAGGGAAGTACTACGTACCTATAAAACAATCCTTACTGCTACATAATGATCTTAAGTATTCTCGGCAGCTCGCAGCCAAACACAATAAACTTATAGATATAGAGACATTTTTAACCGCGTGACCCGTGGGCATTTCCGTTTGTATAACTATGATCGACCCGTGAATATTTGCTATGTTCTCTTCGGTAAACATCAATGTGAAACGTTAAATGCACGAGACGGATACCTTCGACGCGAGCAAGTCGAACGAAGCGGTGGGACAATCTTTTGGTTTAACGCCTGTTGATCCTGCTGTACGTCCCGACTACTACAAAAAAGCTGGTTTAGAGTGTTACGAAGTACAACGTGCTTCTATGGGACTCACTAAATATCAAGGTTATCTTGAAGGATGTGCGCAGAAGTATTTATGGCGTTGGGAAGATAAAAACGGCAAACAGGATTTAGAGAAAGCGATTGAGTATTTGGTTAAACTGGTAGAAACACTCCCTTGATATGGACGTTAAAGCATTTGGGTCATATTACGGTCAGAGCGCAACTCTTCCGTACGCAAGTGGTTTTGTCGTAGCTTCAGGGGCAAATGCGAATTTTCCTGCTTGTCGCGCGTTATATACCCAGGCATCGTCTCCAACAACAGCTTATAAACTCACTATCGTTCCTGCGGACGGGCAGCCCAGCAGCGCCATCACATTAAATTCTGTTAGGGCGGATCAACTTATTCCTATTTCCTGTACAACTATTTCCGGCACTTCGACCGTCGATAGTGTCGTGGTGTTGTACTAATGGCTGAAGTAGCTAAAAAAAGAGATCCGGAAAAGTGGGCTCGCGCTAAAGCTAAAGCTCGCGCCAAGATGGGCGGTCACTCTGCCCGAGCGATGCAGTTAGCAGTCAAGTATTATAAAGATATGGGCGGTCGTTACGAAGGCAAAAAGTCTTCGTCTAACCGTCTTTCTCGTTGGGGTAAAGAAGAATGGATGACCCGCGAGGAATACGAAAAACGTAAAAAGGACTAACTATGGCATCCGCTTCTGATTATTTCGGCAGTCTGTTTAATTCAGACAAAACTTTTTTAGATACCTTAGTTAGTACTGAAGATCTCGCTAAGCGACGTTTGAAGGATTCTGCTTATAACGAAATTATGAGCATGATTATTGATCCTACGAAAGACGAACTTCTCAAAAAAGCTCAGATTCGAGCTGCTCTTATGAAGCGCAGCGATATATTGAGCCCAAAAGTACAAAATCCTTTTAGCTGATATGGCTGATTTAGCTAGGGAAAAAGGTAGAACAGAACGATATTTACCGAAATCAGCGTGGGCGCAACTCAGCCCGGAAGAACGTCGTGCCACGGACGAACGCAAGAAACAAGCGACTTCTGGCGATAAACCTGTGAACACACAAGTAGCGAATACAGCTAAAGCTCGTGAAGCTCGTCGAAAAGCTTCGGAGTATATTAAAAAGAGGAGTTCTTGAATCATGGCGAACGGGTTTGCGCAAGCGGGAGATTTTTTTGCCCGCGCCATGCAAAAACAAGAACAAGCCGCTTCGTGGCAAACCAAAGCTCAGCTTCCGACAATTGCCAATTTTGCCGGTATTGAGCAAAATGCACCGGGTTCTTCGACGTTTAATTCCGGAGCAGCGTCAACTTTGCCCTCTTTAGAAGCTGCAGCCACAGGCTCTTCCCTAAGGCAATCTCCTGAAATCATGTCGGAATTGCTTGCCAAGGCCAAAGCTAAACGAGAGCAAAGTGCTTTTAATGGCTCTGATATGCCTGCTCCGCCTCAACCTACAAACGGTTATACGCCTGAAATCAGCACTGTTGGAGCCCGTGTAACACCATCTGTTCGCGGACAACGTATTGCTCCTCGACCTGGACGGAGCGTTCGAGCTGGTCAAATTTCAGCGTAAGAGTTAATATGCTGCCAGTATTCCTGGCGCACAGTGATTATTGACTGTTTTCCTTTTTTTAATGAAAAGGAGATCTTAGAGGCTCGGGTAAACACTCTTAAAGATCACGTCGATGCTTTTTTTGTTGTAGAGGCTAACAGGACGCATAAAGGAGATTTAAAGCCTTTCAGGTGTGCTGAGTATCTTCGAGAGCTTGGATTGCCTGAGGATAAGATTCAACTTATTCATGTTGAGCTTCCATCGGCTGAGGAAGTTCCCGATTCCTGGATTCGTGAACGTGCTCAGCGTGATGCTCTGGCAATTCCCATGCGGGAGGCTCCATCCGGCGTTCACTTCTTTGTGAGTGATTGTGACGAAATTCCAAATCCACAGAAGCTTAAAGAAGCTGTTGAGCTAGCCAAAGAATATCCGGATCGTTATGTCAGTCTGTCGATGCGGATGTTTTTTGGCCGTGCCAATTTAGAAGCCTATGCTCCTAACGGCACTCCTTTCGAATGGAGGTGCGGAATGATTGTTAGCAGCGATCAGATCCGTGACACCACCCTCAGTCAAATCCGATCCCGTGGGGACTATATGTATTACGGAAATCGAGATGCTGGCTGGCATTTAACGTGGATGGGAGACACCGAAAAACGCAAAATTAAAGCAAACTCTATTGCTGAGCATTACTTATTTGATAATGATGAAATTCGCGAATATCTGAAGAATTATGAGCCAGGACATGACTCCCACGACCCTTTAAATCGGCCAGATCACATTCTTAAAGAATGCAGTATGAATGACTTACCTCCCGCTTTGTTCGCTACAGATGCTTTAAAGATGTTTTTCTTTGGTACTACCTCGGCTTATCAATATGCTCATTGATTGTTTCCCGTATTTCAACGAAGCCGAACTGCTAGAGCTTCGTATTCGAATGCTTAACGATCACGTTGATCGTTTTTTAATCGTCGAAGCGAATAAAACCCACCGTGGAGATCCAAAACCTTTTACTTGTCAGGAAACAATTGAAAAACTCGGCCTTCCTTCGGAAAAAATCAGTTTGATAAAGGTTGAATTACCATCAGCTGATGAAAATCCCGATCCATGGGTGCGCGAGAGGGGTCAGCGTGACTCTTTGGCGTATGTCATGGACATGTTGCCTGAAGATACGATTTTTTTCGTCTCCGATTGCGACGAAATTTTAGACCCAAGTAAGATTCCGGATGCTCTCCGGGTCGTAAGTGAAAATCCCGACAGGATTTTGCACGCTCCGATGGTTTTTCTGGTCGGTCGAGCCGATAGACGCGCTTGTATGCCTAACGGGACCCCTTACCCGTGGACAGCCCCCTATTTTTTAATCAATAAACAACGTAAAAATCAGAGTTTGTCGCTAATTCGCGAGCAACAAGGCGATTATTTCTTTAAAAACGGAGAAATAGTCGATCGGAGTGCGTTTTTAGATCCAAAAGAAGTCACGACAGGCACCTGTGGCTGGCATTTCAGCTGGATGGGGGATAATACTCGTCGTCAAATTAAATGTCATTCCTTTGTGCATTGTTTTGATTACATTCCTGCCGCTGCTGCGCCATTAAACAGTGATGAAATGAAAAATTTCATAGCTGATTACACACCTGAAGTGGGTTCAACAGATCCTATAGGTCGTTCTGATCATATTTTGGAGTACTTTCCTCCTGAGCTTTTGCCTCCGGAAGCGTTTACAATTGAGAGAGCCTGCAAATTCTTGTTTTCTCATGGTTGAGGCCACTATTCACAGCTACATCGATCCGGAAACTGGACGGGCCACAGGGCTCGGACCTATAGGAGGAGACGTGAAAGAACCAACTGGCTCATCAGCAGCCCGACATGCCGCAACCATCAAAGAACGGCAAGAACGTCGTGCGGCTAATGAAAAAGAACGCATCGAAAAAGATAAACTGAAAGGTCAGGAAAAAGAGTTAAGGCTGAAGCAACATATGGAACGTAAAGCAGCGCATGAAAAAGCGAGGGCTTATAAAGCGGCTGAGCGTGCTAAAAGGTCAACAAATTGATGTAAAAACTAGCGAGAAGCTGTAAATGGCCACGGATACATCGGTCAAATCCAGATTCGGGGAGATTCTTGAAGCTGCCCGGACGCAAAATAGGTCGCATCAAGCGGCTACTATGACCGTTCTTGGCCATTTACAGCAGATGACGCTGTTGATGATCAAAAAAGGTCTATATTTTTATTGTGATCAAGATAGTTTTAAAGTACGCACTAAATTTTTAGAAGATATTATTGAGCTTAATAAGTTAGATATCAGATTTCCGTCAATCATCCGTAACTTTTTGATTGATGGTTGCGGGCTGTTTTATTTTCGCCCTGACCCAAAAATCAAGTATCAAATTTCTTTCTTTCACAAGGATCAATATCGTGTTTACCACGATGTCAACGGTTCTTTAAGTGAAGTTGTAATTATTTATAGTTATAAAGTAAAAGGCCCTTCCGTCGGACTTCCTGGCGATCAATACGGCACAAACGAAAAATATGTCCGTATTTCGATCAAAGAAAATGAAATAAGCGAGTTTGAATCTGACACAAAATTAAGTTTTGAATTAGAACCTAATGGTTTTGCCGGCGGCGGGCGCACGCGGCCTAATCCTCTCGGGTTTATTCCTGCCGTGGAGGTTTTGAATCGCCCTAACGCTAGTGGCACAGAGGGTGAAGGTGATTTCGATGCGTTTATGGAGCAGATTGTGCTTCACGATCAAATCATCAGAAATATCGCCAAAAATATTGAATTTTTTGGCAATCCTACGCTTGTTAGTTCCCGTCCTCGTAGCGATCTGGTCGAAGCTTCGAGCGCTGATACAGCATTTAGGCCGACAATCGCGAGTCAGAGTGGTTTTGCTGGATTAGATTCTCCCTCCACTCGGGTCAGCGAGCCTTTTGGCAGCTCGTCGATGCTTGGCGGTCTCCGCGTTCCTCGCATTATCGCCAATGTTGAGGCAAGTGATCGTGTGGGCTACATCGCCCCCGACCCGGTTAACGGAGATATGAACCGGTATGCCTTACTGATGCGAGAGGAAATTCGTACCGCATTAGGCGGCGTGGATGAAATCTCAATTTCGGCAGGTGCTACCGCAACTGAAATTAAAGGTCTTATGGGTCGTGCTCAAGCCACGGCTCTTCGTAAGAACAAGAGTTTCTTGACTTACGGATTTAACAAATTGCTTGAGATGATTTTGTATCATCAAGAGCAGGTTTTCAGAGACAGTTTTATCGTTATGTCTGGCTTGAAAGAGCCAGTTGCTCCCGCAGAGCAAGATCCTGAAGACATCGAAAAATACCAAATTGCACGTCAAAAATTTGACGCGAAAGTTGATCAGGCTATTCAAATTGCAATCCAAGAAAACAAAGTTCCGCCTGGTGTAATCGGGTTGCCTCCAGATGGAGATCGAAAAGTTTCTTATCGATTCCAGGGCGACGTTTACGAAGACACCGCTGAAGACATCAACAGAAAATCAATCGTTGTTCGCAACTTACAGGAACTCGGTGTTGACAGTGTTAAAGCTTTGGCTTTCCTGTTCCCCGATAAGACAGAAAGTGAGCGATCTGAAATGTTGAATGGATTCCCATTCAGAATGGTTCAACAAACTCAGAGCGCACTCCAACAATTTTTAGTATTATTGAGTCAGATGTTGCAGACGCCACATCCTCTTGCGCCTGATAAACCATTAGGCGTAGATCCTAGACTCAATCTGGCGCCCTTACTTTATAGGACGTTCGACCACCTCTCGCAGCAATTAACTTACTCGGGCAGCTATGAGCCAGCAGATCCAAGCTTCGATCCCGAGCCCGGTCTCCCAGGCGGTAGCGGCCCCAGTGGCAGCACCCCAGGTGCAATCGCCGGGCTCCTACCCGCAGTGGGTAGCCAGTCAACCTACCCAGGTGGTAACTATGCCGACGGCTACGGTCGCACCGCAGCAGCAGGCAACACCCGTTACGGCCCCTACTACCAGCTACCAGTCCAGCCAGTCACAGTCCTCCCCGTCCCCGTCGAACCCGTGGGAAGCAGCGATGGGGTCGTTGGAGCGGGTGGTTTCTCGGATTACGCCCCAGGCCCAGGGGTCACAGTATCCGAGCGCCCCGCAGGCATGGGATACTCAACTCAGCAATCCGACTTCAGCTCTCCAAGGGTTGCAATTTCCAACCCCCTCGGAAGTTCCGACCTCCTACAACAGCGGATTTACAACCCCGAATTCTTATCCGACTTCTACGGTCGCACCCAGCCAAACCGTTCAACTAAGTCCCGAAACCGTAAAGGTAGTTGAGCACTTCGGCGTAGAAGCTCCCGCAATCCTCAATCAGTACTCCGTTACTCTTGAGGATGCTCTGATCAGCCAAAACGAGACTCTGGAGCAAATCCAGCTTCGTAGCGCTGCCATGGAGCACATTCTTACTGATCCTGATCAGCTCGCTGATTACACCGATCGCTTCTTTACCGAAGTGTATCCCGTGGATTTGGATGAAGCTTCCATTCTGAGTGCTTCTCAGAATGCGAATCCTTACCAGCAGCAGTACAACATGCCTGCTGTTCCCGCTGGTGCTGTTGCAGGTGCTCCTAACACCAATCCTGAAACCCAGTGGAATCAGTTCGGTGCTGTAATGAACCGTAATCCTGAGCAAGCCTGGCGCTACCTGTCCAACATGAGCCCTGACGCTTTCCGTCAGAAGCTTCTGGTTATGGACAACGCCTGATACACTCAGACCGAATGTTCACACAGCCCCGCTTCGGCGGGGTTTTTTATTGGCAATATGCTGCTATCGTTCCTAGCAGCTTTAAATCCCCCACGTGGAGATCATCCAGATTAATCCTTCGGCACCCAAGTCTGAGCCGATGTGGAGAGCTTATCCTGAAGCTCAGCCGGATTTCATTCGGAATCCTCGGCACATGATTGAAAGTCGCATCATCTCGGTTGATGACGATCCTGCTGCACAGAATTTTGATCAATATGCTTTTATTGCTTCTTTAATTTTTGAAGCCTCTAATTTACACATCGATATTCCGGGACCTTTTGTAAACGCATTTCCCGGCGATCACTATCGGCTTTTAGCTGCTCTTATTAAACTGTTTCAGCCTCAATTGATGCTGGACATTGGCACATTTACGGGTTTATCAGCCCGTGTTATGGGTACGTACGCTAATAGGGAGTCTGATGTCATTACGTACGATATTATTCCTTACAATGAAATTGAGAACACTGTTCTTTCTCCTGAAATTTGTCGGCAATACGGGATTCAGCAAAAGGTAGAAGATCTATCTGATCCTTATTCGTTCCATGACAATACTGAATTACTGAGGTCAGCTGATTTCATCATGTGCGATGGGCCTAAAGACAATAAGTTCGAACCTATTTTCCTGAAGCGTTTATCTGAGCTTTCCATGCCCTGCAAAAAGCGTTGGCTTCTCTTGGATGACATTCGTTTCCTCGACATGATCGGTCTTTGGCGTGCAATCCAATCTCCGAAGATTGATTTGACCTCTTTCGGTCATTTTTCTGGGACTGGTTTAGTCGATATCAGCGAAGGATTTATACTGAATATCTAGTTTGGAAACTAGCCATGCCCTTCAAGTCAGAAGCCCAGAGGCGTAAGTTTTACGCCATGGAAGAGCGTGGCGAAATCTCCAAGGAAAAAGTAGCCGAATACGAAAAAGAAACTAAGGGCGATTTACCTGAACGGGTGAAGGCTAAAAAGAAAGCCGTAGAATATAAAAAGAAGAAACAACAATAATAAATGGGCTACAACCCGCTTCGAAATTGGAAACACGACAGCGGGCCTAAACGGATCCAGAGTGGTCCTGCTCATGAAAGTTATCGCGTTGTTTCGTCCGGAATTATTGATACCGGGCCTGACTTAGGTGTCCTTACTGCTGGTCCTCCGAACGCCAGTGGTGTTTATGAAATTGCACCGTTTTATATACTGTGCGAAGACGGCAGTTTTTTATTAGCGGAAAACGGCGATTTCCTAATCAACCAACAGGGTGAAGTAGGCTTCAATCCGTTCATAAGCACCGCTTGGCGGCAAGTTCCACCTGCTCCTAGCGGCTATTGGACTGATTTCGAGTACCAGTATTACGCTCCGAGTGGTGCTCTTAGTGTTTATCAAGGTTATAGAGTTATCTCTGTGACCACGATCGCCGGGGCTCAGGTTTCTACCAGCTTCGGGCCTCAGCCAGGTTTACGAGATTCTGGAAAATATACGTATTACGGAGGTAATGCTCCGGATAATCAGCCCTACGATCCGTTCAAAACACCGGCAGGAAATAGCGCGGCTCAAGGATGGACCGGCGGTGGGAATGTCTATGGGCGTTACAGCGGACCTGCCCTTATTAATCCGACTAATGACAACAGCGGATCTCGCGCATCTTGGCTTTATCAACCTCCGGTGTACTGTCGGACGCACACGCAACTTGTGCGTGCCACAGATCCTGGCTCGATGAGCATTACCAACAGATTTGTTTATCGAGGTAAAGCCGGTCAGTACACAACCAACCTCGGCTCTCCGTATTATCAGCTTGGGGAGGGTATCAGGAACATGATTCACACGTACAGTTCTACAGTTAATAGTAGTAACCAGAAAAATGTCTAACCGCTAAAAATAAGACAGCAGAGCGCGTATTGAGTGTCTTTAGGCTCTAAATTAAGAACGTAGTTTTTTGGGGATCATCAACGAATGTTCGTTGATAATGATTTTCCAAAGCTGCTCGGTGCCGAACTCTACCGTCCGCATCCCGCGTACATCGTAGAGATGGCTGTGGAGCCTGTTGTTGTCCATGACTTCAGCAAGCAACCCGGTCAGACTGTGCAGCTTGATCGTTACCGTTTCTTCGGTAACCCCGGCAGCAAAGAATCTCGTGAGCGTACTGCAGAGCAGACCATCGGTACTGCTAGCAGCCGCAATATTGTGAAGGACAAGGTGCTCGTGACCCTTCGCGAGTACACCGGTCCTGCAGATCCGTCGGATCCCACCCAGCCCAGCACTTTTAAAATCGCTCGCGAGACTCTGATCACCGCGCAGCGTCTTCTGCTGGATACCGGTAACCTCACCGCTTTCCACCAGTCGATCGGTTCTCTGACCCTGCTCGACGATTACCGTCGTTGGCGCGATCGGGTGTTCATCAACGAACTCCTGAAAGCTGTTTCCAAAGGTCAGTCTTCTGATAGCCAGGGCGGTTACTACTTCCCCGGCAACCTGGCTGTAGGTTCTCTGACCTACACCAACGCCGAACAAGCTAAGTTCGACGTTAAGGATGACCTGCTGCGCGTGGTGAAGAGCCTGCGTAAGCGGAACACTCCTACTTATCAGGATGGTTTCTATCGCGCTGTGTGCGATCCCACCTTCCTGATGCACCTGCGTCAGAACAGCGACTTCCGTGAAGTTGCTCGTTACCCCGGCAATGGTCAGATCAACCCGCTGATGTCGGCTATGCAGCCGAACGCAGCGATCTACATGGGTCAGGGCTTCGGCCAAGCCACCTTCGTGGCAGGCGAACCCATCATGCCGACCGGCTTTGTGTTTGAAGGCGTGCGATTCTTCGAATCCACCAACATGCCTTCCCAAAACCAAACTGCCACCATCGCTAGCACCTCGTCTTCTTACGAAACTGCTATCGGTATGTTCTTCGGTCCTCAGGCCGTGGGCATTGGCGTGGGCGGCAACAACGCTCAGGTTCTGCTGAACAACAACGACGATTTCAGTCGTTTCATTCAGATGATCTGGAGCCTCTACGCTGGCTTTGAGCTGCTCAACGCAGACTTTGCCACCATTGCCTACTCCTTCAACGCTTGATGAGGAACTAGACAATGGCTATCAACAACAACCAACTGAGTGTTGCCAAGATTTATCCTGGTAACTACATCAACGTTCTTCGTTA